CTGCTGGTGGGGATTATCCACATGATTTTGATGAGTTGAAGGCCTGTAGAAAATGTACTGTTTACGATGCCTGTGAAGCCGATTACGAGAATTTGACAAAATCTAAAAAGGTGGAAGAAGTCCCTTCAACAAGACGTAGTAGAAGGAAGAGGGAAGAAGAGGAGGACATACGACAGGCGGAGGAAATGGAGATACAGGAAAAGGGGGACTGTCCTGCTGGTGGGGATTATCCACATGATTTTGATGAGTTGAAGGCTTGTAGAAAATGTACTGTTTACGATGCCTGTGAAGCCGATTACGAGAATTTGACAAAATCTCAAAAGGTGGAAGAAGTCCCTTCAACAAGACGTAGTAGAAGGAAGAGGGAAGAAGAGGAGGAGACTCCAAAAAAAAGCAGCAGGAAATCCGGTCGCCTTAGTAGAGGGCGGAGATAATGAGTAAAATAATAACCAGGAAGTCCAATTTAAAAAAAACAAAGGAGATTGATTTACTTCCAACCGGTTCTACCTTACTCAATTTAAACTGTGCCGATAACCCCTTCGGGGGTTTCGGCTTGGGTAGGATGGTAAATTTAATTGGCGACAGCAGTAGTGGCAAGACTCTTATTACTTTGACCATGTTTGCTGAGATGAGTTTGCAGAAACGATGGAAGGACTATGACCTTTATTTTGACGATGCAGAGGCGGCACTTGGTTTTGATTTGAAACATTTGTTTGGGAAGAGGATGGCGGAACGAGTTGATACGGATACTTTTCAAAGCAACACGATACAGAGAGTATATGGTAATATCCAATCGTTGTTGAAGGAAGGCAGTCCTTTCGTATATGTGATAGACAGTTGGGATGCTCTTACATCGGAGGAGGAGATGCAGAGGGCGGAAAGATACATGAAGGATAAAAAGGATAGGAAGAAGAACGAGGAGGGCGGTAGTTATGGAGTGGACAAAGCAAAATTGACCAGTCAGTTGCTTCGAGTCATTACAGGAGATTTGAAAAATACGGAATCTGTTCTTATTATTATTTCACAGACAAGGGATAATCTTGGTTGGGGTTTTAGTACGAAATCTCGAAGTGGTGGGAGGGCGTTAAAGTTTTTCGCTTCCCATGAAGGATGGCTCTCTATTATTCGTTCTATAAAAAAGAGGGAAAGGGCTGTCGGTGTAGAGTGTCAGTTCGAATTAACGAAGAACAAACTGACAGGGAAACAGTTTCGTCGTTGTCCTCTTCATATTTTTTATGAGTATGGAGTAGACAATATAGGCACGAACGTAGATTTCCTTATTGAGAACAACTTTTGGAAAGCAGTAAAGGAAAAGGAAAGAGAAAAGAAAAGAGGTGTTAAAAAAAATAAAGCCTCCAAGATACTCATACCGGAATGGAAGTTCGAGGGTTCTCGAGTTAAGTTAATTGACTATATCGAGGAGCAGGAGTTGGAGCAGGAGTTGATTGACATGGTAACAGAAAAGTATTGGGCAATAGAGGAGACGATGAGTATAAATAGAAAAAGGAAATATGAATAATGATACTACTCGATTGTAACGCCATAGCCAGTAAGGTACGATTTGGAATGGACCATGTCATGCTAACTGCTGGAGAGATGAGAACTGAAGTTATATTTGGATTTCTACGTCAGTTGCTGCTGTTAGCAAAACAGAAGAAGGACATTCGCGACAGAATGGTTTTTGTTTGGGACTCCAGATATTACCACAGGTTTGAATATTGTCCGGAGTACAAACAGAAAAGAAAAAAGGAATTGACGGAGTGGGAGGAAGAAAGGGATGTCATATCCTACGAGCAGTTCGATTTACTGAGACAGGAGATTCTTCCTGCTATGGGGTTTCGTAATGTTTTTCGATTGCATGGATATGAGGCGGACGATGTCATAGCTGTTTTATGTAAAGGGAATGCCGAGGAGAAAATAACTATCGTGACTACCGACCAAGATTTGTATCAGTTACTAACGGACAATGTTTCTTTTTACAATTTAAGAACCAAAGTACTATACACTCGACAGCAGTTTACACGGGATTACGGTATTACACCGAAGCAATGGGTAGATGTGAAGGCTTACGGTGGATGCGTTTCCGATAACGTGAAAGGGATAAAGGGCGTTGGGGAAAAAACGATGTGCAAGTACATATTGAAGCAATTGAATTTTACAGGGGCAATGGTGGGCCGATTGGCAAAGTAGATTCGATTTACAGTAAGGAGCGATATGAAAAAAAACAACTCTCCAGTATACATGGGAATAGACCCTGGTAAGAAAGGGGCTATTGCTGTACTGTCGGAGGACTACAAGATAAAATTCGTTTGGGAGTACCCAGGGGAAATCGTTTATTGTGTAAACCTATTTGATAAGATAATGGAAATGTTTCCAAGGATAACGTTATGTGTAATAGAGCAGCAACAAAGTGTCTTTGGTGGTGGTGCAGGCAAGGCTTCATTTTCTTTAGGAGAGAACTACGGCATGTGGCAGGCTATTATCACACAAGAACGAATACCGTTAGTACTTATCAAGCCAAACATTTGGATGAAGAAGTGTATCGATTACGGTAAAAGGAAAAAGGTGGATACGAAAGTCCGTAGCAGAGAAATGGCGCAAAGACTATTTCCCGATTTAGATTTTAGCAGAAAAAAGGATGACGGACGTTCGGACGCTTTGCACATTGCTCGATACGCCATTATGTATCAAAAAGGAGACAAATGATTCTCGATAAAATTAAAATTAAAAACTTCCAACCTTTTAAGGATACGACTATCGAGTTAGCGACGGGATTGAATGTCTTTAAAGGGACAAGCCATATAGGTAAGTCTTCCATAATCAGAGCTATCAAATGGGTATTGCAAAACAAGCCGCAAGGGTTCGGGTATCGTAGCAATTTTGCAGACAAGAAGGAAGCGACTGTCGTGTCCCTGTTTTTTCCGGACAGCGAAGTAGTGAGGCGACGGGATAGTAAAGAAAATTGTTATGAGGTGAATGGAAATAAGTTGGAAGCTATGCGTTCTGATGTTCCTGATGTAGTGCAGGCAGCTTTACAAATGAACGAGGTAAATCTACGAACTCAATTTGAAGGATTTTTTTTACTACAGAATACCGCGGGGGAAGTTGCGAAGAAATTGAACGAGTATGCCGGGTTAGAAATCATAGACGTTAGTTTATCGAAGGTGAACAGACTTTTGTCCGTTGCGAAGAAGTACTATGAAGAAAAGAATAGTCAGTTGGACGCGAACAAGATTTTGTTGGGAGGACTGCCTTATATTGATGGCATGGAGAGGGCTTTGAACAAGGTTATTGTGTTAGAACAAACCTTGGAAGAAAAAAGAGAGAAATTAAAAGTAGCAGAGGTACTGTTATCTCAATGGCAAGTAGTCGAGGGGAACATTCGCGATGAGTCAGCTTGGCAGAAGGATATACTACCGCGTTATAAGAAAACAGTCGCGATTGCCGAGGAGTACTATAAAGCCGAGGAGAAATTTTCTCAAGCTGTTGAGTTGTTAGAGGAACTTGATTACTGTACGAAAAAAATGAGGAGGATGAACTCAGAAGCTCTTGTTCTTGAAAAGCAATTTCATAAAAAATTATCGGACAATAAAATATGTCCTTTATGCGGGAAGAAGATATGAAAATTTTAATAACAGGTGATTGGCATTTGACGGACAAAGTACCAGAGCGACGGACGGACGACTATACAGCCGCACTGGAAAGAAAAATGGATTTCATTTTTGATGTTTGTGAGAAATATAACTGTTCCATTATTCTACAGCCGGGCGACGTATTCGACCATCATAGTTGTAGCTACCAGTGTATTAATACTTGGATTGAAAAATTAAAAAGTAATATGGATAGGCATAACCGTTTCATCTATGCCGTATTCGGGCAGCATGATTTGAGGTACCATAGTTCCAACAAATTGAACACTCCTTTAAAAGTTATGGATGCAGCAGAGGCGGTCACTATTTTAGAAACGGAAAATTTTAAACGAGCAGGGGTGCATCTATATGGTTGTAATTGGAATGAGGAACTTCCAAAGCCGGAAAGGAAACAGGGAGTTCACATCTTAGTCGTGCATCGGATGATAATAAAGAATAAAAAACTATGGGAGGGGCAGGAGGAGTTCGATGTCTCATTGGACATATTGAAGCAGACGAAGTTCGATTATATAGTTTCTGGAGATAACCATTCTGGGTTTACTTGTAAGGTAGGCAATCGAGTTCTGTTTAATTGTGGTTCTCTTATGCGGTCAAATATTAATCAAAAGGAACATAGACCTTCGGTGTGGGTGCTGGATACTCATAACCGTAAAATAAAACAAATTTTTATCCCTGTAGAGCCGTATAAAAAAGTGTTCGACTTCGAGAACTACGAAAGGGTGAAGGGGAGGAACGAGGAGTTGATGCTATTCATAGAGCAGTTGGAAACCGGGGAAAAAATAAAGGGACTGGAGTTCCAAAAGAATTTGACTGCTTACTTAAAAAATAAAAAAATATCGAAGAACATTAAACAAGCTATTGACGAGGTGATGCAATGAGCGACTCTACCGTGATAAAAGAATTGGACAACTTAAAAAATGAGATTGAGAAAAGTAAGGAACAGTCGGCCGTCCTTCAAGGTAGGCGACAGGAAATTTTGAAGCAAGCTAAAAAGCTGTGTAATGTAAAAAGGTAGTCCTTCAAGAAGTAGCAAAACAAACGCAACAGAATTTGGAAAAGCATTTGAGTGGTCTTGTTACCTTGGCATTGCGTTCCGTTTGGGCAACCCCTCCAGAGTTTGTTTTGAGGTTCGAAAGTCGTAGAGGAAAAACAGAGTGTGACCTTCTGTTCGAAGAAAATGGGTTTGAGCAAAAACCTGTTGACGGGAGTGGTGGTGGTATGATGGATGTGACTTCGTTTGCTTTGCGTGTAGCCTTTTGGGCATTAAAAAAGAATAGACCGATAATGGTGCTCGATGAACCCTTCCCTAACGTGTCACCGGATTTACAGTACAAGGTTTCCGAGATGGTAAAATTCGTTAGCGAGAAATTAGGGTTGCAGATTATTATGGTATCCCATGCGGAGAATATCAATGTGGCAGCGAATAAGACGTTCGTTGTATCAAAAAAAGGGAAGGTAGGTTTTATTAATGAAGAAAAAGTATGATTACCGAACGCTGTCTGATACAGTTTGTAAAACAAAGGGATGTTCCAAAAAAATAAAACAAAGGTTGGTAGAGCAACGATTGTCGCGTAATATAGAATTCTGTTACCGTTGTTGGCGGATGCTGCAATAAACTCATTCCGTATAGAAAGGGTATCATGGCAATAAGAACAGTACAGAAATTGAAGGAGGAATGTGAGGCGTTGGGCTTGTGTGTGGAAAGGGAAGGGGATAAGTTCTCGAAGCAGGATTACATCAAAGTCTTACAGAAACATTTCTTGCCGCAGGAGGTTTCTTTTGGTATGAAGTATCGATTGTCGCTTGACTCTTTGCAGTTAGCACGACAGTCGACTACCCTTACCGAGAAGGAAAGGGATATGATTTTTAAAAGCGATGAATGGGTAATGGAGGAGAAGTTGGACGGAGTAAGAATGTTGGTGTGTTATTCCAGAAAATATGGCTTCGAGCTATACTCCAGAAATATTTCTGTAAAAGACTTCCTCCCTGTCAGTTACTCCGATAAGTTTTGGTACAACAGAAACAGGGGAACGAACATACTCACAACCTTTGTTCTCGATTGCGAGATTACTTCTAACAACTCCAACCTCTCCACTATAATAGGCAAGAGAGGCGTGGTAACGGAAACCGTTTTGCAAGCAGTAACGGCTGTCTTGTCCCTTAATACGAAGGACTCCGTGCAAGTACAAAAGGAATTGGGCAACCCACTTGTCGTAACGGCGTTCGACTGCCTATACGTTGATGGAAGAGATTTGCAGCATGAGGATTATTTTACTCGTCGACAAGCATTGAATGCGGTAGTCAAAAAATTGAACTTCCATGGTGTTCCATTTCAAAAAACAAAGGCTGTTTCTACGAACAAGAAATCCTACTTGAAAAAATTGTGGGCAGCCGGAGGGGAAGGTGGTATAGCAAAAAATATCAATCAAGGTTACCTTGCCAAGTCGAGTAGACCAAAAAATGGTTGGATAAAATTTAAGAAGACAGTATCCGGTGATTTGGGGGATACTGTTGATGGGTATATAACCGGCTTCGAACCTGGTAGGAAGGGTTCCGCGTTCGAGAAGTTGGTAGGAGCATTGCATATTTCTATAAAACTGGAAAAATTGAATGGAGATGTGGTTGAGCACATGATAGCAAGAACTGCGAACATGCCACTTGCGGAGAGGAAACGAATCTCTTATTTGGACGGGAATGGGAAAGTGCGTTTGATTGATGAATATTTCGGTAAGGTTGTCGAGGTAGAAGGACAAGCAATTTCTTCCCGAGTACTGCGGTTGGTACATCCTCGACTAATTAGATTCCGGATTGATAAAAGTATTTTAGACTGTGTTGAGAAGGAAAGCGATTTACGCCAGCTGATAAAGTAACGTAATGCAGCTATACCTTGGAAATACACCCGAAATAAGCGAGGAACAGGGAGCAATCGTTGTCCTTTACTGGATTAAACAATAAAACAGCGACAAGCTGGGGTATAGGGAATCAAAAATCATGAAAGCGAAAACTATTCTTTTGCAGGTACCTGGAATAAAAACAGTTATAGAATCTATTGACGTAGCAGTTGACCAAATACAGGAAACGTTGGAGTATAATTATCAAGAGGGAACCAATATTGAAATACGAATTTCTATTCGAGATAAACAAGAGGTGGAGAACTTTTTCAATTCAACCAACGCCAACTCCTTGCAGCCTTTAAACTACAAGACGGAAAAAATTCTTGAATTATTGAACACGGTTGAAAAGCAGGATGGATTGAAATCAATCGAGGTTGCACAAAAAGTCAATGTAGATGCTACCCTAATTCGGGAGCCTTTAAAAAGACTATGGGAGAGCGGAAGAATACAGAGAGAGAAATCTGTTAAAGACAAATATTATATCTACTATGGAGTGAAGGAAAAGGAAGTTGCTGTACCAGTAATGAGAGAGGTACCGATTGATTTGGGGGGGCCCGTAGTTGCTGAGAAAATTTTCTGCTTGGTAAAAGATAAGATTATCAATATAAACAAATGCCGTCCCATCCAAACCAGCTCAATTTGTAAAAATTGCAACAGTAGGAAAGCGAAAAAGAAATTTAAAAATTGTGATTAAGGTGCAGCCCATGTCTTATGACCCAGGTAAATTGAATTGGTACACTTGCGAACATAATAAGGACGGAATATGTACATTGGAAGACCACTGTACGATATGTCCTTTTGTCACGGAATTATTTGTAGAGACTTGTTCGTATCGAGTAGCTCACGAAAAAAGGAAGAAAGAAAATGCGAAAAAGTATAGTGATTGGATAGATGAGAAGTACCCTAATTATCCGTCTGCCAAGAAACAATGTAATGAGGGAGTTCATGCCATGGTAAAACGATTTCCTGAATTGCAGATACGGATAGGTTATGCGAATGGTATTCAGCATTGTTGGTTGGTAGATGAGTATGGCAATACTGTAGACCCTACAGCAAGGCAATTTAAAGAAAGGCCTATAGTTTACCGTTCCGTGGCAAATAGTTTTTTAACGAAAGAGCAGTGGGAGGACTTGCTAACTTTTAATGGAGGGAAGAACAATGTTAATCATAATAGGTGATAAGACTTTGTCGGTTGAACAGCTCGGTATCTTCGGAGTAGTGCTTACAGAAAAGGACAAGAGGGATATCGCAGCGATGCCTTTGAATCATACTATGTTCGTAGAGTACGATAATGCAAAATTAACACCGCAGCAGGTTAAGAGTTGGGTAGAGAAAGCAAAAAAAAAGCAGCAGAAAATAATAGTACCGTCGGAGCAAGAGATAAGTAAGCTGTCTTAACAGTGGGGTCAGCGGGGAACATCGAACAGTCAATCTGTGGAGTAATTTAAAAGGAGAACGATATGAGGAAAGAAAAAATAAAACGGAAACCGGTCGGTTTGACGGAAGAGCATTTGACATATCTAAAAATTTTACGAGAGTCAGGTGTTACGAATATGTTTGGGGCGAGCCCGTATCTTGCAAGGGCATTTGGACTGTCCCCATCACATGCTCGGGAAATAGTAGCTTACTGGATGGAAACTTTTAAAAGGTGATTGATATGCGTGGGGATAAAAATAAAAAAGATACTGGAAAATTAATGTGGGACTTGTTGCCCTATTGCCAAGTAAGAAAGGTTGTCTCGGTTTTAACTTTCGGTGCCGGGAAGTATAGCTCGAACACCTGGCAGGATGCAAAGGATGGAAAAGCCCGTTACTATGCAGCAGCGATGAGGCATATAACGGATTGGTGGCTTGGTGAAAGGAACGACTCGGAAAGCGGTATACATCATCTTGCCCATGCAGCGTGCAATTTATTTTTTCTGTTATGGCTGGACGAACGGGAAGAAAGAATTTCTAATGAAAGGGATATAGATGCTTAAAATAATAAATTTTATTCAAATGATTTTGTTGGGACTTATTCTTACCGCCCTTATGGATATCGGAGGTTACTGCAAAGAGTTAATTGAGTTGAAGAATATGGAGCTCGATAGGATAGCGTGGCTTGCAACTGACGAGGCTGACGAGGTAAGGAATACAGCTTTTAAACAGGTGGTGAGAAAAACACTTGGATACACTGAATAGGAGAAGCAATGAAAAAAGTGATAGATAAGTTAGGGGAGTTCCGAGTCGTTAAGTGTTGTTGTGTATGTGATTGGTATAAATCACCGGAGGAGTCGCTATCTACTACAGTTTGCCCAAAGTGTGGAGGGAAGTTACGGAATGAAGTCGGTCGCTTTGTAGTTAGAATGACGAGCAGCTTCTGGATAGGTAGGAGCATAAAATATTTGGGCTTTGTTAGGAAGAATGTGTTTAAGCTGCCTAACAGGGAAAGGGACAATAGCCAACCTGTGGAGGATTGGCCGAACAACTAAGAAAGGATAATGGATGGGAGCAATAATACAGAGAGTGGACAAGGGAGGTAGGCCCTCGAAGGAGCAGCAGAGGAGAAGAGTAGACTTTCTACGTATGGAGGCACAGCAGCAGGAAAAGGAGGAAAGGACTATTCAGGTAACAAGAGTGTTCTTGTCGTTGAAGGATGCCGCAGGTAGTAAGGTAGTCATATGCAGGGGCGGCGCTCGGAGTAGTAAGTCTCATAGCATTAGTCAATTGCTCATAGAACGTTTGTTTTGCAGTATACCAAGGAAGATACTCATTGTCCGGAAAACTTTGCCAGCCTTGCGAGTGAGCATCAAGGCGATGGTAGACGAGATACTATCGAACCCTCCATACAACTTGATGGAATACGTTAAACAGAATAAGCAGCTTATGAATTACTATTACGGCAAGAGCTTTATACATTTTGGCAGTATAGATGACCCCGAAAAGATAAAGTCAAGTGAGTGGAACGATATCTTGATGGAGGAAGCAACCGATTTTACATACGAGGACTTCGTGAACCTTAAATTGAGACTGTCCGCAAAAGAATACGGAGTAAAAAATCAATTAATATTGTCGCTTAATCCTATCGACGAGTTTCATTGGATAAAGACAAAGTTGTTGGATGGCGGACAGGAGCCCAACTGTGTTGAGCTGTTAAGTAATTACAAGGACAACCCATACTTGTCGCAGGACTATATTGACGTGATAGAAAATTTGCAAGACATTGACGAGAATTACTGGCGCATTTACGGCAAGGGGGAATGGGGTCACCTTGAAGGCATGATATATGATAATTGGAAAGTACACCGGGCGGAGGATAAGCCGGTTGAGGGGGAAACAATATATGGATTGGACTTTGGATTTACCAATCCCACAACGCTCTTGCAGTTAAAGGTGGATGGAATGAAGGCATTGATAACCCAGAAATTATATAAGACGAATATGACGAACGATGTTCTGATTGAGGAATTAAAGAACATAATACCCAAGGAGCGTCGGAGTGAGCATATTATTTAGATTTTTGTAAGAGGCATGAGCTATTGATTGAGGAGGGAAGCACTGACGTAATAAAAGAATTGAGAAGCTACACGTGGAGGAAGGATAGAAACGGCAATCCAATTGAGGAACCAGTTAAGTATAACGACCACGCTATGGACGCTATGCGATATGCTTTGTTCTCTCATAATTACTCGAAGCCTAATATACGGTCGCTTTGACGTATAAACCAACCCGTGGAGTATAGACGTATAAATCAACTTGTGGAGGAAATATTATGTCGGATTATTCGGAGTACATAGAGAAGGTGAAAAAGTATTGGCCATACGTGAAGAAGGCGTTCGCTTGGTTAAAAAGTAAAAAGGAGAAAAAGATATGAAAGATGATGGATATGAAGTAATAGGGATGTTCATCGCATCCAATAAAAGATATCTTCAATACTTACAAAAACAAATAGAGGAGGTATAAATGAAACCTGTAGGATACAGACATTTAAAAGGAGTTCCGTGTTGTGCCAATTGTAGGTTTGGCGGGTATCTTGGGGATGTTTCTGAGCCCTTAAGAATGTGTATATGTGAAATAATGGGTGAGTGTCAAAATAGTGAGTATGGTGAAATCGCTGTGGAGCCACTGGGCATTTGTGATGCTTATAAACCAAATTGTTAATTGGAGTTGGGAGGTACCCATTTATCTTCATAAACATATTTGAGGGTGAAGGATATTGTCGGTGTAGTAAATAAAGGGGAGATAATGAATATATGCAACAAATGTAAATTTCAAGATGGTGAATACTGTGTGCGTGATTACTATAGCCTCATCTCTGGTATGCCATTGAACTATCGACTGTCATGCGAGGTAGCACGCAAGGATGAAGGGTGTTGTGGGGCGCAAGGCCTGCACTTCCAAGAGAAGAGTGTCAGTGATTTAAAGAAGGAAAAGAAGTTACACTTGGAAGTATATGACGACGACTTACACATCATCTACAATAGGTGGGACTTGGCTTGGGTGAGTGGCAGTACAAAGTGTTTGTTCATTTCTATCCACAGCATAGAAAAATATGAGGAGTGGAGGAGAGGAGGAATGCTTGTTGATGAGCACAGCCAAGAATGGGGTGGTGGTGTGTACTGTATTCGTGACTGCCATCTTGAAAGAATAGATATCACCAATGGTCGTATATATGATTTCATTGAGTGCTTTGCTGTGGCGAACTGCCATGACGAAAATATCCGGCGGTGGAGGCATAACCTTCGACCTATAATATTTTGAGGATGGATGATGCCTTATAAATTTGCAGTTCAAAAATTGACACCTGAACAGGATAGACGAATTAAGCTGTCCGAGGACGAGAGAGAAGCTATCAGGCAATCTTCTTCGTCTCATAGAGAACTCGCTCACCAGTATAACGTATCCAGGCGCTTAATCCAGTTTATTAAAAACCCAGCAGCCCAAAGGCAAAACCTGCTGAGGAGGGAGGAACGAGGAGGGTGGAGACAGTATTACGACAAAAAGAAAAACACTAAGGCCATTCGTGAGCACAGAAGATACAAACGGAGCTTATTTGTTGAATAGAAGGGAGGGAGGAAATAAGCGAGTCTTGCAGGGAAACAGTTGACAGGTTATGTGTAGACCCTATTATTTCTAATCTCGAAGATGTTAAGAAGAGTTCGACCATTACAGGATTATTTAACAGACATTTCTAAAAAAGGAGAAAAGCAATGAAGGTAAATACGACAACAATAGAAGATCGTAGTAATGGCTTAGAACGAGAAACGGACGTTTCTAAAAAAGAAAGCCACGATATCTTATTTAAAACTGGTAATAAATATCGATATAAATCTACTGCACATTGTGAGATATGTGGAACGTTTGATGCTTATCTTATAAAAGGTCATTTTCTTTGCCAATCTTGTTTTCAAAAAATAAAAGTGAATAGCAAGCAGCCAAAACCACCGGCTTCTTCCTGCTCATCCATTAAAGGGGGAATACCTGCACCAGACCCAGATTTACGTGATAAGTATTAGCAATGGAGAAAAAAATAATGACTGATTATGAAAAAGCAAAAGAATTAGGTTTAACTTCAAAAAATAGGTGGGAAGATGGAACAGAACATCATCCAAAATCAGAACGAATTATGCAGTTTTTAAGTAGTCATGATTTCTACGATTACGAAGATTTTTTTTGTTGGAAAATAGGAGGGGATGGGGATAACGGTGAGACTTTGTTGTATCAATTAGATGCGTTTTTTGAATTAGAGGATTTAATGAAGAAGGCAGAACTAAAAGGAAAAGGTAATGAAGATCTTAAACTATAGCAAGCAATACTCATTCCTCTTTTTCCTGTCCACCTATTAAAGAGGGTAAATATGATAGTTGTAAATTATTGGCTTGAAGATTATGATGCAGATAGTTATTCTATTCATTTGGCGGGCATAATAAATGATACCTTTGATTTGTTGGTGGATCCCGCCTTGATAAAAGAGGCTATAGATGTGGATGGGGAATTTAAACCAGTTACGGAGACTCTATACGAACTCCACTTAGAAAGGGCTACAATAAACACATCCTACCCTCACACTGAGCTTGCTTTTGCAATAGTTAGTAAAATTAAAAAAATACAGGACACAGAAACAGGGGAATGGAAAACACCACCAATATCCCTCTAACCTTGCTCATATTAAGGCATGGGAGGCCTCAGGCTGGTAACACTTGAGGGCAGTTTAAATTAACCTTCTGCGAATGCGTCCCATGCCTTATTTAAAAGCTGATATGAAGAAGAGGAAAGGAAATACTAAACCCCGAAGGAGGAACGTATAAGAGAAGCAGCCACCTTGCAGCAAATGTGTACGTAAACGGCCGGGGAAGACTAACAGAATAGTAGAAAGGATATGAGACATGATAACGAACGACAATATAAAAGACGTAGTGTACTTTGTACAGGAAAAGGGAGACGTAGCTCGTCTATCCTATTGGGACCAGATAAAAAAGGATTTCTACCAGGAGTACCCGGAGTTTGAGAAGGCAGAACGGGACCTCCGAGCAGCAGAGAAGATATTTGAGCTGGTAGTGGAGGGCATATCGGACGACATCATATTCGATGAATAGAGAGCAGCAGCAAACGAACGGGAGAACAAGGCATTGCAGGAACGGACAGCATTATGTGAGGCAGAGCTGCTAAGAACGGAAACAAGAGCGTATATAAAAAAAAGAAGACAAGTAGCAACAAAGAAAGGGTAAGTAAGTAGATAGGTAAGTAGCAACAAGGTAGGTAGATAGGTATGTGTATGTGTGTATTGTGTGTGTATTGTGTAGATAGACAGATAAGTAGGTAGACAGCAGCAGTAGTAGTAGTAGTAGGTAGACAGATAAGTAGGTAGACAGATAAGTAGTAGGTAGGCAGTAGTAGTTAGGTGTGTGTGTGTGTGTGTATTGTGTAGATATGTGGGTAGGAACAGGGGCGAAAGATATGGAAGAACTGGTAGACAGGTATGGTAAACGTTTGACGGAATAGAGAAAATGTAATGGAAATGGCCAGAAAGGAGAGGAAATATGAGGAAAGGACGGCGTGGGGGTAATTTGATTGGAAGACAGAGCACCAATGTCTCGACTTTAGATAAACGTAGCAGTAGCAGTAGCAAACCTGTGGAGGGTACCGAGGAGATGATTGCCAAACCTCTTGCTCCAGTTGCAAAAGGTAGGCCAAAGGGTACCAAGAACAATACAGACTTGATACCGTACTCCTTGACGAGATTAGAGAACGTCTTGCTCAAGAACAATGGTAGGGTTGCCAAGACAGCAGACGAGCTTGGTCATCCATTTGCCAACGTATGGTACCAAATAAAAAAGTCAAGGGCATTGACTAAGATAGTACAAGATGCCAACGAGGAGGCTTTAGACTTAGCAGAGGCCAGATTAATACAAGCAGTTGAGGCTGGCAAGGCATGGGCTGTCCAGTTTATGTTATCTAAGAAGGGACGTAAGAGGGGCTATGTGGATTCGTCTGAGATAGTCTTGCCTAACAAAGCTATCAGTTTTAAATACGAAGTTGCTGTGCGAGCTAACAATGTTATCATAGAGCCGACAAGGAAGAAGCTGAAGAATGTGACGGAGGAGTAAGTTAGCAGAGAAACTACTATTGTAGCAACCAACCAGTGGAAGATCTACCTGGACCTATCAAATGTATGTAGATTATGTGACAACCTAACTGAACCTATCAAATGTATGTAGATTATGTGACAGCCTAACTGGACCTATCAAATGTATGTAGACTATGTGACAGCCTAACTGGACCTATCAAATGTATGTAGACTATGTGACAGCCTAACTGGACCTATTATGTGACAGCCTAACTGGACCTATCAAATAACAGTAGACTATGTGACAGCCTAACTGAACCTATCAAATAACAGTAGATTATGTGACAGCCTAACTGGACCTATCAAATGTATGTAGATTATGTGACAGCCTAACTGGACCTATCAAATAACAGTAGATTATGTGACAACCTAACTGGACCTATCAAATGTATGTAGATTATGTGACAGCCTAACTGAACCTATGGAGGGATGGGACGAGAGGTAATGACGGGGAGCAAAAAAATCACTGGCCGTTCTTGTATATCAGTAGTACGCCCCTGAAAAAATTACAGCCGAAAATTCCGTCATTAACCACTTTCCGTCATTAACCACATTTCACTGCTGCACACTTTCATCGTAACCAGGACACAGTCGTACTACCACGTTACCATTCCCAGTTGCTATGATTATGCACGCGAGCAAACAGTTTATATAAACGACTGCAATACTACGAACAAACGAACAGGAGAACCAATATGATAACCAATGACAACCTGCACGCATCACAGCAACAACCACACCCACCAAAGCATCCAAAGCATCCAAAGCAACCTAAACCGCAACACGTACCGCAACACGTACCGCAGGACGAGCAGGATGCCATTGAACAGCAGAACAGTCAAACACACCAAAGCATTGAACAGCAGTCATGCTTCATTGTCTGCAAATAAACGACAAAGCTAACTATAAATTTAAAAGAGGAAACATGGATATCTTGAACAAAGCGAAACGATTTCTGAGCAGAGACAAAGGGGATGTGGTGGTAGAGCAGAAAGAGATGACCACGGAGGCTTCATGGAACACCTTGCTTGGGCTTACGAGTACTTCGGTTAACTACAGTGACCGGGCAGCTTACAGGCAGGTGGTGTGGATATATGCTTGCGTCAACGCTATCGCGAAGAACTTGATATCTCTGCCTATAAAGATACGGAAGAAAGGGGTCGAGGGCTCAGAGCTGTTAGACTCGCATCCGTTGATGATGTGGTTTACCAGTGATAAGGTGACTCCGTTGATGAACTTCACTCAAGTCTACGAAGCTCTGTTGATAAATAAATATTTGTGGGGTGAGTGCTTCGGTATTAAAGAGGGGGTGTGGCAGAAGGGTAGTCTTGGGGAGCTGTGGGCTCTACCGCCAGCTAACTTTACAGAGAAGATAATTGGAGGAGAGTTAGTTAAGTGGGAGTATACGAAGGACAATGGTAAGATGGTGGTGCTCCCTGTCGAGGAGGTAATATTTGACCGCATGTTCAATCCCTATAACCCTATCAGAGGTCTTAGTCCTGTTGAAGTGGCTTCCCTTTCAGCTCGACTCGACTACAGTGCGGGGCTTACAAGCAATTTATTTTTTAAGAACGGCTCTGTATTGCCTGGAGTCATTAAGGTTAAAAAGAATCTAACCGACCCACAGTTCGACCGTTTACGTGCCCAGTGGGAAGAGAGACATCAAGGACATGACAAGTCGTTTAATCCGATGATACTGGAAGGTGGTGCCGAGTGGGATAGCATGTCCTCACAGCGACAGAGCACCGTGTTCCCTGAAATAAAAAGTTTCTCGAGGGAAGAGATAGCTGCCGTGTACCGTGTACCCCCTTCGGAGATAGGAATTTTTGAATATGCTAACTACGCTAACAGCTCTCAGCAAGATTTAAACTTTTGGGTAAAGACATTAGTGCCTGAAGCTGTATCGCAAGCCAAGATGTTTACGAATGAAATAGTAGAGATATATGACTCCTCGCTCGAGTTATATTTTGACTTCTCGAAAGTCCCGGTACTGCAAGAGGACATGAAACGAAAATCCGAAATTGCTAACACATTTTTTAATATGGGATTTTCTTTAGAAGCTATAAACAGAAGATTGCACCTTGGTTTCACTGAAGCTGATGTTATGGCAGCCGATAATGCAGGCCCGGACACTGACACGACTACCGAGGAGGAGCCGGAGGAGGTTACAGGAACACACTTACCAGCAGGAGCTCAACTCGACTTGCTCTCTCATCAAGGAGCTGACATAAAGGTTCCGTTTGTTGAAATGCCGTTTCAAGAATACCATGTTGTATGGTACGAACGTCGCGATACTATAAGTATAAAGAGGCATTTGAAAAATTGGACATTCGATAACGACAGGACAGTGTGCGACGTAATAGATTTCGATGGGACGAAACTGTGCACGATGTTCTATATGGAAGAGTTCACTGAAAAGGAAGTACTGCAATGGGCCAAAGAGAAAGGGTTACCCATGACTACAGCAACTCACGTTTCCTCTAATGCTTTTAATTATATGGAGGAGGTAAGCAAGGAGGAAGAATGGGAAGGGGAACTTACTGAGGAGGATAAAAAGAGGTTGGCGGAGGATACGGAAGGGTTAGCTATTTGGAAGAAGGTCGATAAAGAGATACGAGCACAGGAGGATTTAGTTGAAATATTTATTTTGGAAATGCAGAATGAAGTTGAGGTGGAGACTTTAAGAAACGTTCGCAAGTACTACTCATCCAACAACCTGTACTCGATTGGAGAGGCTACGTTCGATGACGAGGTAGCCGATTATAAAATAAGGGAATTCTTTGATACATTTTATGCCGAAGCACTCACGGTATCCTTTGCAATGATTAAGGAGGAGTTAGGTTTTAAAGCGAAGCCACATAGACTGTCGCGGTACAAGAGTTTGACAGATATGATGGAGGCAAACTTTGACCCTTATTATTCCGATGCGATAGCCAGTCTGCAGCTAAGAAAGTTTGCATCCCTGCAAGGCATTACTCCCAAGTCGTTCGGGAAGGAGATTAAAAGGTTTCGTGCTATGAGAGTGGCGAGAACTGAAACCGGTATCGCGATGAAGACGGGACGGAATGCAGAGTTGTTAAGAAGGAAGTTGAGCAGAAGATGGGTAAGTGCGAAGGATGCAGCGGTACGCGATAGTCATAGGAAGGAAGATGCACAACAAACTGTATTGACTTCCCGTACACAGGTGTACCCTGTTACGATGCTTCGTTTCCCTCAAGACCCAAATGGTGCTGCGAAAGAGATAATAAATTGTCGTTGCGTGGAGATAGCAACAATAAAAAAAGCGAAACGATAGGGTACAATAATTTTAATAATAAGGAGGAATGAAACATGCCAGCAAAACCAAATGAATTATTTATGAAAGTGAAATCGATTAACAAGAGTAAGAAACAAATGGACATCTTTGCTAACTGCATCACGATGGACAGGAGTAATGAAATTATACACCCGAAAGCCTTTGCCTCCAGTTTAGAGAAGTTCATGGAAAATCCTGTACTCCTTGCCTTTCACGACTACCGGTCCGAGGCTGTAGGTAAGTTCGTAAGTATGGAGATACAGAAGGAAGGACTTAAAGGCAGAATAGAATTCGCCCCAACCGAGCAGGGCGAAAAGTTTTGGAAACTCTACAGCGGCGGTTATCAAAGGGCGTTCTCTGTCGGCTTTATACCTTTGAAGTCTACACCAGTAACAGAAGCCGATGCCAAAGCCGGTAAAGTAGAGATACTTGTTGATGGGGAAAAGGAATCTCTGCCCTACGAGCAGGGCTTGAGGGAAGTGTATACGGATGTAGAGCTGCTTGAGACTTCCTGTGTACCTATTCCCTGTAATCGCGAATCGCTTGCACAGCTTGCCTACCAGGGTTTTAAAAGTTTGAAGAACACCCTCGAGATACATGAGGCGGACTTTGCACCGAGAGCCGTATACGATAGCAAAGGTATGTTCGCAGGCATGGAGATAGATAAAGAAACAGTGACTACTCCCGATGCACTACGGAAGGAATGGTTTGTGGAGCTCTTAGATGAGAAGTTCCTCCAAAATTTTGACCGTTTTTGTAGAGCCTATGCAGGGACAAAGGATTGGGGAAAAGCAACTACGGTCATCTATGGTATCAAGGAGGACGGCAGTCTTGTCGAGGTAGCAAGGAAGTTCCCTAATGAGTATTGGGCCAAGTCCGAAAAGTCCCCGTCACATATACTGGAGGGCGAGACGAAACAACAATGTATAGATAGGAAAATTCCTGAGCTCATGGAAGAGGGAATGAGTGCCGTTGACGCTGATGCAGCAGCAATCGAAATAAGTGAGAAGGATGCACCAGTTGTAGAGCCGGAAACTGTTTTACCGGTTTTAGAAACAACTGATGTGCCAGACCTGAAAGAAATTACAGCTACTATGAAGGAGACGATGGATAATTTACTAACCGTGGCTGACGATATAAATGAAAATATCTTATCATTGGGCAACTTGCTGAAACAGAACGGGGCGGAACTGAAATCGAGCATCGGCGTGGATACTGGAAAGGAAATGGAAAAGAAACAGAAAGAGTTTATTGAGAAGTTGAATGTAGTTTTAAACAAGGAATAAATTGACGTTAATTTTAACAGGAGGATTTTGAACAATGGATTATGAAAAATTAATAACGGACATTACAGAAAAAATTGATTCCTTCAATACAGATAAGAAGGAAGGTGAACAGGAGCTCGCTCTTGTTAAACAGAGAATTATTGAACTGGATACTTTGATTAAAGAGCTGCAGATGAAAAGGAAAATCGGTCTTCTAGATTCCGGCTGCTTTGAGGACGGTGATGAGTCCGAAGCGAAAGAGTTCGTACAGTGGTTTAAGGCTGTAGTGTTTCACGATGAAAAGGCTATCTCTAAAATGCAGAGTGATGTTGACTCAGCAGGTGGGTATCTCGTGCCGGATGAGTTTGCACCGAGGGTCCTTCGTCTTATAAACAAGTATGGACTGGCAAGGCAGTTGGCATCTATTATTCCTATGTCAAGAGCGAAGATGCTGTTCCCCACTCTCTCCAGTGGCGTGACTGTTTATTGGGGTTCCGATATGGGCGGGCAGTCTTGGACAGGTTCCGGTGCTTCCGGTATTCCTGAGAGCAATCCTGTTTTCTCTGAGGCCTCTTTGGATACGGACGATATGTATTGTCTTGTTCCTATTGCTAATCAGTTGCTTGAAGACAGTGCCGTCGATGTAGCAAACCTTGTGCTCACTCTTATTGCGGAAGCAGTTGCAGCAGAAGAGGACAGAGTTGCTTTCGTTGGTGATGTTTCCGGCGCCGGTGACCCCTTTAATGGTGTGGCGTATTCAGGAATTAATTTGACTGTTATTTCTGGTGGATCGTATTCAGACTTGACAGCGGACAATCTGCTTGATATGACGGACGCCATTGACGGTTCCGACGATAATGCTTCTTATCTTTTGAACAGGACTGTATTGAACGTCGTTCGTAAGTTAAAGGACACTACTGGGAACTATATACTTCAGCCTTCCATCACACCTGGGGAGCCACCCACAATTTGGGGGTATCCTTATTATAAAACAAAGGTGATGCCAAGTGTTGCAGCATCCGTGCAGGACAAGACGTTCGTTCTGTTTGGTGACTTCCGACAGTTGTACTTTGGTGACAGAAAGAAAATGGCGATAGCCTCTTCTGTTCATGCTCAGTTTGAGAAAAACCGTACTATGATTCGTATGGTGGAACGTATAGCAATCGACGTTCCTCTTCCGGCTGCCTTTGCTGGACTGATACCAAGTTCTTCTACTACCACTACTACTTAGAAGTGGTGATAGTGTTTTATGAGTATGATATGGGGCGGCTGCTTGGTCGCCCCATATTTTAAAATTTAGATTGAAAGGGAATATTTATTATGGTTGAGAAATTAAAGACGAGAGGTAGAAATAGGAAAGTTTCTACAAGGACGGCAGTTGTGAAGGAGGAAATGCCGGCTACTGTAAAGGAGGAAACTGTTACCGGGAAGATTAAGGATATCATAATACCAAAGAAAAAGGTAGCTGATATGTATACGGTTAAGAAACCGATTTGGGAACAGCACCGAAGATGGGACGTGGGTGAGTATATAAAGTTGTCCGAAGCTCGAGCAAAGGCCGTCGGACTCGATTTTCTTATCAAGGGGAAAGTTGTAATTAAAAAAGATTTAGGTTCCGTTGCAGCAAAGAAACGGGTTCAAAAGTTGGAACAGCAGAGACAGGCATAGAGAAGGGGCTTTTTAATGGCTTTCGATTACACTACACCACAAAACATTTTATCAACAGTCAAACATAATTTAGGTTTAGAAGATGATACTGCTCAGGATAGTCTTATCAACGCTTTGATACAAGGAGTTATCGCGGCATTCAATACGCAGTGCTCTACTTCCTTTGTAGAGCACAAGGTGTTCGAGCATCAGTTTTTTATAAAGTGTGGGGAACTGTTAAGAACATTCGTTCTTCCTTACTTACCAGTCGTAACGATAACAGGTGTGGTAAGCGACGACACTACGATTACCTATGAGGAAGGAGACTATAAACTTTTAAAGGCTTCCGGTATTCTTATTTTTCAATATGACGTTACTCCCGAACAAATAATAACGGTTTCTGGTACCTATGGGTATTCCCTCATACCGGAGAACGTTGGATTGGCTATCTCCACGCAAGTTTTATTTCTGTTTGGCTTATTAATCACTGCTCTTTTAAGCTTTGCAGTTATGAGGTCTATCACTTCACCAATTAAAAATTTACTATCAAACATTGAGAGCATTAATGCTCAAATCCAAGAAGAAGGTGGAACGATAAGAGCGAGTGGCGGTGGTTGGTTGACTGTCCCTTTGGAGGTAAACAAGGACGCAAGAAAAATTCTGTTCACTTTAGCCGGCAATAATAAGGGAGGATGGACCTCCGCAAGGGACTTCGATAATACTTTCCTGCAATTATCAAAAAAGGGTAATCTAATTATCTTTCAAAACAAGGGCAAGAAGATAATACCGTTGTTTATTTTACAATCGCAGGTTCAGATTAAACCGAAGTACTATTTGAGGGATGGTATTAAGGCAGGTTCCGGAAAAGTGTTTGATGATGTTATGAAGCAAGTGGTTTCAGAAATCATGGTTGGAACTTTCTGATAATCGCCGGTATACAGAGGTGTTTCCTTTAACTCGTACACTTAGCAGTAAATTGACGAGATATTCGCGTGTTCCTATGAAAACGCCACAATTTTAATGGATAATAAAGAATATTATGACAACAAAGACGAGGGAATATTACATAAACAAATTTTTAACGGATTTTTCAGGATTTCTTGCTACTCGCAACTCCGACAACCTACTCACTATTAAGGACGATGATGTTGAACGTGGACCGTATCCTGTTCCAGATATTATACCGTCTCCGAAGATTTATTTATGGGAAATGCCGGACGAGCAGGTAACAAGAAGCAATAAGTACAATCTAAGAAAGTTGAATCTGTCCATTGAGTGTTTTTTCAATCCAAAAAAATATTGGAACACCCTCAACACGAGGAACTCGCAAGTAGTCGCAAATCAATTTCTAAGGCAGTTGCAACTTGCTGCCAATAATTGTTTATTTTCAAAAAATCCAGTTGTCGAAATAGGGAATTCCATCATTGGAGGTGTTCCCGATGCTTCCTCGATGGCTGTTCAAATAGTTGTAGAAGTGAATTATGCGACTGACTATTAAGGCCTAATGATAAGACGCATAGATAGTAGTTAGTAAATTCATAATAATTTTAATGGAGGATTAAAAATGGGAATACCATCAGCACCGAATACAGAACTTTATACCTTAGGCAAGGGTGTTATTTCAGCAGCACCCTGGGTGGGCAGCATACCGCCTATTGAAACTGATTTTATTGACCTTGGAAATGCCCCGGATGTAAATGTCGAGGTAACTGAGGAAGTACTTGACCATTTCTCAAGTAGAAGTGGAACAAGGAAAAAAGATAAACAGGTTACGATTGAGAC